AGGAGGAGATGCCAGAGAGATTTGAGTTTGGATGGATGGATGATGTGAGCGCTCCGTTTGAGGGGAAAGCAATTGAGATGGTTGGGAACTTTGTGCAAAGAGGTAGAATTGAGGATATGAATGTAAATGGAATTACAACCGATATTGATTTTATTATGGCTAATCCGCAAGAAATTAGCAAGGATGGTTTTTGTTTGATTTCAACAGTTGAGGTTGATGGAGTTGATAGAGTGCCTTTTATTGAGAGAGATATTGGGTTTAACCAAGAGGTTATAATGCAAAACGGATTTTTAAGTTGGCTATATTTACATCCTAAATTCCATATCTACGATCTACCAAGTGATAAAGCGATTATTAATGGAGAGGAGGTTGGCCTTTTTTATAACAAAACAAGACAGAAAAAGCAAGAGGTTACATTTCCTGCACAAAATCAAATAAACCCCTTAAACATCATTAGAACCAATTTAGGAGATGGAATTGTTGATGCTTTTAAAATTGATATGAGTAGTAGAATAGTAAAAGCAACCATAAAACACGATAACGAATGATACCAAATAATAATTTAAGCATCTTGCCTTTTTATGGAGATGTAAGCGAACAGGATTACAAAAAATTTCAATCATTTGGAGAGGTTTACCCATTGATTGCGGAAAAGTCAAAACTATTGCCTTTTCAAGTGAGGAGAGATACCAGAGCAAATGTTGTAAACAAATTAAATTTGATTGATTTTGTTACAGGAGCATCAATTAATATTTTAGCAGAAAGCCAAAGTGCAGGATTAAATTTAAAAAGATTTGAGAATGATGGATATGATTTAATAATTAATCCATCCGCTTTAATTTTACCAACTCAAATAATCAAAGCAGGGCAATACTATCTGGAGATGGGAGATGGAGTTGAGAATTGGTTTAGTGAGGTTTTTACAGTTGTGAATAATGTAAAAGGGTTTATGAGATTGAGTTATTATGACAGGGATAACCTTTACTATTCTGGAGGTCATTTGGATTACTCCGCACCTTTTAAAAACTATTTATATATCAAAACAGAGATAGGAAAACCAGAGTACCCATTTGAGGAGGAGGCGCAGAAAAGGGATGGGGTTTTGTTTGTAGAGAAACAAATAAGTGAAAAGAAATATAAATTTGAATTTCTTTGCCCAGAGTATTTATGTGATGCTTTGAGAGTTGTAAGGATGCACGATTATATTCAGATATTAGATAAGGGAAAAAAGTATAATGTAGAAAACATTATCTTTGAGCCTAAATGGAAAGACCAAGGGAATTTGGCTGTGATGGAGGTTGAGTTTGAATGTGATACAATAATTAAGAAAATAGGAAAAGGAGTTGTTTCTGGAGGGAGCAATGGAGATTTCAATAATGATTTCAATAATGATTATAATAATGATTATAATAATTAAAAAACAAATAAATGAGCTGGAGTAGTTTAAAAGAAGCAGTAAGTACTGTAATTACGGACAACGGAAATAACGAAATAACTGGGCCTATTTTAAAAGCCATAATAAACAATAATTTAATACCTCAACTCGGGGGCAGTCTATTTAGAGGTGTCGCAACTCCAACAACAGCACCCGGCACACCTGAAAAAAAAGAAAGGTACTTAGCAGAAACGAAAGGGATTTACCCCAACTTCGGGGGAATAGAAGTGTATAACGAAATATGTTTTTTAGAATACCAAAGTACGCAATGGGTTAAAATAACTCTTTTTGAAAAAGATCAGCACCCATCGGAGCAGTCCACTAATTTAGTTGAAAGTAGAGGGGTGTTCGAGCTTTTTAACAGTTCAGAAAAAGGATTCCAAACCTTAAACGACAGCAATGCAATAAAGGCAAGCGGTTTAACTTTTACATTAGATAATGGGAGTTTCAATATTACTAAATCTTGGACTTTCCCTTGGATAAGTTTTAAATCAAAACGATACCAGTTTAAATTAATAGCACAAAGCAGATACCTAGTTATAGCTGCTGGAAATACTTCGGCTCTTGCAGTTACAATGGATAAGACCACGAATAGCTGCCGTATTTTTAGGTTTAACAGCGACGGAACTTTACAGGTAGTTGTATCCTCTTTACCTAATAACTTATTTACTGCGGGCAGATTAATAGAAGCCTTTAGGGTGGGTACGACAATAACCATTTTAGAAAACGGGGTCTTAAAATTTACCTACGATTATTCAGATAGTTTGGAGCCTGAATTTTCAAACCCCGTTTTCGGGAATGCGTTTATAGCCAATGGAACACAGTTGACAGGAGCTAAAGCCTCATTGACCGAATCTATAAGCAGCAGACTTACAGCACTAGAAAATGGGATAGTGTCAGTCGAAGATACTACCGAATTGGTGGGGCAGACAATGGCAGATGTCGGGGATAGTCTACTAGATCAAAACGGTACACAGCCTTTGATTATGGCAAGATTTGGGATAGCATCAAATCAATCGCTAGCAGTAAGTGGGAGAAGATTTACGGGAAATGATGCAAGTGCAATAACTCAACAGATTCAAAACATATCGGGTTCTCCAAAACTCATACTAATTGGCGGAGGGACTAATGATTTTGGAAACCACGTAGCTTTGGGGAACCAAGGGAGTACAGATATTGCAGAGTTTTATGGAGCGATTAATTTTGTTGCAAATTATGCAGTAAACAATTATCCAAATAGCAAATTACTTTGGTTAGGTTTACCTTTTGGAAATTGGCAGAATACAAATGGTTTTGCAAGAGGTCAGATAAATAACTTAGCATTAACAAGGTATGATTATGATGATGCTTTAAGAAAAGTAACAAGAGATAATGGGATTATGTATGTATCTCAATTAAATGAATTGCCTCATAATTTACAGAATATAGCAAATGTAACAAGTGATGGCATTCATTTTAATTCAATAGGTAGCGCAGACAGGGAATTTTTATGGTCTATTTATATTAATCTTTTATTTCAGTAAAATATGTTTTTAGGTAATTATGAAGATTGGGGAATACAATCAATGTTAATAGGTACAATAATTGCTCTTTCTGGAGTGGTTGTTTACCTATATAAAAGCAAGGAGAAAGGTTTTGAGACCAAGGATGCTGCAACGTTAAAAGCATTAGCGGATAAGGATGCAAAAATAATGGAGGTTATTAATAATCATCAAAAAGATTTAAAAGAGGCAAATAATGATATGAAAACTTTTGTTGAGAAATACCACCAATTTACACAACATTTAAAAGAGGTAGTAAATGGAAGGGGAATATCAAAATAATATTGACAAATTAAGAGAGGAGAGGAATGTTTGTAGGGAAAGGTTTAGTATAATAACAGATGATGTTGAAAAAATACTGAACTCTTTTGCTATTGATGAGGGAGTTACAATGATAACTTGGAAAGAGTTAGCAGGACTTGTAATGGGAGAGATATATTTTGTGAATGAGAAAGTAAAATTTATAAAAACATTCCAAGATAAGAATACTATGCGCTTTAAAACGTATATGGAGGCAGGAGGAGAGTTTGGATTGCAACAACACGATGTGTTGGATAAAGTTTTTATTGAGATAGGGCATTTGATTGAGCAAGAGAGAGGGAATAAAATTTACGAAAAAGGAGATAGCGTTGTTTATGCTCCAAAAGAAAAACATAAGCCAAAAGCTTTAGTAAATAGTGTATATGATGTAGCTTTTAAAAAAAACAAAATATAATGGGAAAATTAAACTATTTAGTAATTCATTGCTTAGCCACTCCAAAAGGGAGAGAGATTACAAAGGAGGATATTGAACAATGGCACTTGGAAGAACGTGGATGGTCAAGGGTCGGATATTCAGATTTAGTGCATATTGATGGAGAATTGGAGAACCTCATTGAATTTGACCAAGATGATACAGTTGATAGTTGGGAGATTTCAAATGGTGCGAAAGGATATAATGGTATTGCCAGACATATTGCGTATGTAGGTGGTGCGAGTTCTACAAAACAACCTTGGATGAGGTCATACCCTCCAGAGGACACCAGAACCAAAGAACAAAATTATACTTTGGAGCAATATGTTAGATTTATGATTTTAAGACATCCAGATATTAAAGTAATTGGCCACAATGAAATTTCAAATAAAAGTTGCCCAAGCTATAATGTTGGAAAGTGGTTGAGGGAAATTGGGATTAAAAATAAAAATATTGGATTGTAATGTAATGGAGAGAAAGATTTACATTGGGATAATCGTTTTATTAATTGGTTTTGCAACTGCAAAGCATTTCTATGATAGGAGCGAAAGAAATAAATTGATAAATGATGTTAAAAAATCTCTCCAGAAAGAAAAAGATATTGCAGTTAGTAAAGTAGTTATTCAGATAGAGGAGAGAGATGATGAGATTAAAAAATTAATTAATTCAAATAAGAAAGCAAATGAGGACAGTAAATATTGGTACAGTCAAGCTAAAAAGAAAGTGGTTAACCCTGCTTATGATATTGATTTTATCACAGCAGCTAATATACTCGCAAACAGTAAGTATCGACCAGATAAAAGAATTGACAGTATTAGACAAGGAGGCAACGATTGATAAAGCAAAGTTTGTTGAGAATGAGAGAAAGTTGAGAAAGGATAATGCTCAACTTCTGGAGACTATTAGAAAACAGGATAGTATTATTGATAAGATTACCAATGATAATATTTTGGCTCTCCAACAAATCCAGAAACAGAATGCTAGAATATTTGATTTGAGCAATGATGTTTTAAGGTTAAGCGATCTACAATTAGGATTTGAGGAGAGAAAAACAAAAGAGCCGAGGCTGTATGGTTTTGGAGGTTTGGATTACTTAAAAGAGAATGAGGTTTATTTGCCAAATATTGGATTGGCTTATTTATCTGGAAAAATTGGATTTGGAGCAAATATTGGATTGTTTGATAAGAATGTTTACTTTGGAGGCAATATTTTCATTAGTATATTTTAAAATTATGATTTAAGTTAAAATTAAACCCTGTAGAAAGGGTTTTTTTGTTTCATAATAATTCGTATTCTGAATTAATAATAAACCTCGCAAAATGAAATTTCAAAGAAAATAACATTTAAACTTAAATTTTAATAATTAATGCTTGTGTAGCTTAAACATAATGTTTAAATTTGACCATCATTAATAATTAAACCGAGAGAAAAATGAAAAATTCAACAGAAACAATTAAAGCAACTCCAAATTATTCAAAAAGAACTTTTACTATTCGTAAGTATATTGATGGTAAATTGTTTGCAAAATATAGAACTATAAAAATGAACCAAGAGGAGTTTGATAATGAGGAAATGAATACTGAAAATGATTGGAGGCAATTTTTAAAGTCGGAAGACTATTACAAGGTGTAACAATTAATACCTCTCTTTAATTAGGGAGGTTTGTTTTAATAATTAATCGAGAGCAAAAATGGAATATTCAATTTACAACGGTCTTAAATTCACAACAGGTGATATTAACAAGAATTTCAAAATCAAAGTTCACACTACTAACAAGTACGGAAAGAACTTAAATACATTGGTGGGAGTTTCTGGTTTAATTCGTTTGATTGGAGTTGAGATGGTTAATAAATTTGTTACCAGAAGTTTTAATGCAATGGAGGATAAAACGGTTTGCAAATTACGTTCTGGAGTTCGTGTTACTTTTTACTCTCACTAAAAAAAATACAAATATGCTGATAAGCGTTTACACAGACGGGAGTTGCGATAACTCAAAAGGGATTGGGAGTTATGGATATGTTATTATGGCTAAATTCAAGGGAGAAAATTATTTAAGAAAACATAGTAGCAAAAAGTATATGGATACTACCAATAATCGTATGGAGCTCAAAGCTATTATTAAAGCATTAGAGAGCATTGATATAGGGCATAACATTGATGTTTATAGTGATAGCAAATATTGCGTTGATGGGATTAACCAATGGCTTGATGGATGGATTAAAAAAGGAAATTTAAGGGATAAAATGAATTTTGAACTTTGGCAGAGATTTAGAGATGTTAGGAAAGTGCATAGAGATGGAGGAACTACCATAAATGTAACTTGGGTACGTGGGCATAATGGGAATGAGTTTAATGAGATGGCAGATAAGTTGGCGAATGTTGGGAGGTTGAATATTGATGATGGAGGTAGAAATTGTAAAAAGTTAAATTAAAATAGATATATTATGAGAAATGTGATTTTATTATTAGGAGTTTTATTGATGGCAAGTTGTTCTGGAGAAAGTTTTGAGGAGGATTTATACCAAGAGCAGGAGATTGTTGAGATTAGTTATGCTGATTTAATTGTTGGAGATTGGGATGATTTGAGCGATGATGATGAGGATGCGAGTTTTGATGGAGAGAAAGTTGTTTTTAGTTCTGGAGGTTTAGATTTTGAATATGAGTATTGGATTGACGGAGATAGTATTACTATCAAATATTCCAACACAATGATTAAGACAAGAAAGCTGATTATTGATGGAGATGTTTTAAAAATTGGAGATAGAGAATATTTAAGGATATGAGATTACCATTTAAAAAAACACCTTGTAATAACTGCCCATTTAGAAAGGATTGCTTAAAAGGATGGCTTGGAGGAGAGAGAATGGAGGAGATATTAAAAGAGGATAGTTTTATTTGCCACAAGACAGCTTATGGAGCAGATAAAGAGAAAAGACAATGTGCAGGACATATTCATATCAAAAAAGAAAGCAATGTATTTTATAGAGTTGCAAGAGCAATGGGATTTGATATGAGTATTGGAAAGACAGAGAAATTATTTGAGAATGAAAAGGAGTTAATTAAGCACCATAAAAGATGAGATATTTTGCAACGATTAGAATTGAGTTACCAATAAACTCTCCAGAGGATGCTGTAAAGGTTGCCAAGGAGGTTGAGGAGAAATTGAGAGCAGATAAAGATTATGAGTTAAATCCATACCTTTGCTATGTTACTCAAAGCGATAGAGGAGAGAGTAAAGAAATAATTAATAACATTTGATTGATATGAGTTTAAATAATTTACAAGAGTTCTCTCCAGAGGGAGGAAATGAGAATTTTGTTGAGTTTGAGAAAGGGCAAAAAGTTCAAATTTATAAAGACCCAAATTTTGAGGAAATTCCAGAAAGTATGGCGATTATTGATAGAGTATTGATGAGCGAAAAAACAAGGTCGCTTTGCTTGGTTACTCTGGAGAGTAATGATATGCAAGTTGAGAGATGGATAAAAAAGGAGGTTTTGGAATAATTTTTATTGCAGGAGTGGTTGAATGTAGTATATTTGTATCACTCCGCTAATATCCGACCGCTCTCGGTTTATCTGCCAATAAAGCCACTAACGTTCTTGTTAGTGGCTTTTCTTTTTAAATTAAAACTTGTGTTAATTAAAATTAAAGTTTAAATTTGACCACATTAATATTGTAAAACCGAGAGAAAATGACTTACGATGATTGGAAATTAGACAACCCTTTTGATGATGAGAAAGACAATGAATGTGGTTATTGTGGAGAGCCTACAGATAAAGATTTTTGTAACAAAGAATGTTACAAAGCGTACCAAAATGATTAATTTTAAAAATAGAGATAGAGATGGGAAAACCAGCATTAAAGATTGAGGAGGCTTTGGACTTTCACGAAAAGACCAAGGCTAAAAGTGAGCCAAGTATTTTAAAAGGAGATTTGGCAAATGTTTTCTTTGGAGGAGCGAAAGAGAAAACAAGACCAGTAAATATGAGTAATTTGGTAGGTGGTCGAACTACAAGAGTTGACCCAGAGTGGGTGCATCATTTATGTAAAGTTACAAGAGTAGATGCGAACTTTTTATTTGGCATTAAGCCAATGAACCCAAAAACATTAGAGAAGTATGAGAGCGGAGCGTATAATTAACAAAACATTTGGCATCCTGTTTATCCTGTTAGGATTAGGAGCGTTGATTGGAGCGATGTTTTATGGTGCAAAGCATCAGTATTTCATCGCAGGGATTAGTATTTTATTATCAATTATATTATTAACAATTAAAAACGATTAAAATTATGAGTAACGAGAGCGAAAAAGCAAAAGACATTGAAGTAAAAGGAGCTAAAGAGATTAGTGCTTTTGATAAGATGATGGCTGACAATCCAGATGGAGTTTATGAGTTGGCGCCTGGCTTAACATCGGAGGAGATGTTTGCAGTTTTCTTTGATGAGAAAGCGTTGGTTGAGGCACCAGAAAAAATATACCGATTGCAAGGGAGTAGCCATAGGTATTATTACAAGTTTGATGAGCAAGGTTTGCCAGATTTCTTTACATCAGTAACAACGATGATTAAGCAAACGATGCCTACAAGTCCTCATTTGATTAAATGGATTGCTGATATGGGATATGAGGAAAGTAGAAATTTTGCAGCAGAGAGAGCTGATTATGGAACTTTTATGCACACAGAAATTGCAGAGTTGTTGATTGCCAGAAAGTATGATACGGAGAAAATAAAAAGTAAGTTAAAAGCCTATATTGAAAAGGAAAACTTACCAAGTGATTTCATTAACCACGCAGATGAGTTGAAAAAAGATATTTTGGCTTTTGCTCAATTTATGATTGATTATAATGTTAAGCCATTAGCGATTGAGATTGTATTGAGCCACCCAACAGATGGATATGCAGGAGCGATTGATTTGGTCGCTGAAATATCTGGAGAAATTTCTGGGCATTGGGGAGAGGTTTATAAATCTGGAGCAAAGGTTGGTCAACCGAGAAAGACAACTAAATTTATTGAGGGAGTTAAATGTATTATTGATTTCAAAAGTGGGAGAAAGGGATTTTATGAAGAACACGAGATACAATTACAAGCATACCAAGAGATGTGGGATGCTCACTTTCCAGATAGAAAAGTTGAGAAAAGGTTTAATTGGTCGCCAAAAGAATGGAGAGGAGCGAAACCAACCTATAATTTGAAAGACCAAACGGAGGCAAAAAGTGTTTATAAATTAAAGCATCTGGTTGAATTAGCAAGAGTTGAGAAAGATAGGAGAAATGATACAGTTGTTGTAATTTCTGGAGAAATTGACTTAAAGGATAGATTGGATAAGAATATGCAGGAAATGACATTAAGTGAATTGGTTAAAAAGAGAAAGACTGAAAAGGATAAACCAACCAAGTAATGGAATACAAATGATTTAGTATTATACAGGATAAGCAACTTGGTTTATCCTGTTTAGAGCCAAGTGGCAAATGGATGTGTTCAGTATCAAAAGAGGAGGAGGCTAAAAAGATAATTGATGCGATATTGGATAGTAGGGAATTGATTTTAAAAAATTGGGAGCAGGGAATTGAAATAAACCCTGCTACTCAATTCTTTTTGAGAAAGGATGTAAGATAGTAGTCAAATAAGAGATATGAGCATACAACAGGCATTCCGTTCCAAATTGATAGCTTTTAAGAATGATAACCAGATTACTGCAAGTGCAGGGTTTGATGTTGATGAGTTGAGTATTAATTATAAAGAATTTGATTTATGAAAGTAAAAACATTATTGGCTAATTGGCATCAAAATGGTAATTTATCAGATGGGGCAGGAGAGGATTTTGATAAATACGAGATTGGAGTTTCTGGAGTTGCAGAAATTATAGAGAAAGAGCCAAAAAATGGAATGCAGTTACATCATTTTATTGTAAAGTATAAGGATGGAGTTGTTGTAAAAGTTTTTAACCCAAATCACGTTGTATATTATGGCAAAAGGTAGAATTAAAAGACCAGAGAAAGTTGAGGCATTTAAGATGCCCAGAGTTGGAATGATAAAAACAGGATATAAAGATGAGCGAGGTTATCCACGATCTTGCGATTATTTTTTAGCATCTGGAAAGTATAAAGTATTATTTGATAATGCGTACCCAAATAAACCCAAGACCTTGCAAATTGTATTCTGGGAGGATAATTATGAAACGATGTGCAATGAGAGATATGAGTACCGAGATAATGAGGGAAAGTTGTTTGCATCTGGAGATGGAGAGGAGTTTGATGTTTGGAATGGAGAAAAATATGTAAAATATTTAATTGCTGACCATCCAAATTTGATGGAGGATTTGCATAAGAAACAGAGAAACAAAAAAGGATGGGAGGTTATTTTAACCTTGCGTTTTTTCTTACCAAAAGTCAAAGATATTGCAGGATATTGGGAGTACTCAACAAAAGGAGAGGCATCAACTATTCCTGCGATTAGAGATACTTTTGATTTGATGATGGAGAGCAGAGGTTCTGTAAGAGGAGTTATTTTTGATTTGAATGTAATATTTGCTAAAAGTCAAAAGCCTGGAGTTAAAAGCCGATACCCTGTTGTTTCATTGATACCAAACCAGAGTAAAGCTAATATTGAGGCAGTTAAGGGAGCGATGTTAAATGTATCACAAACGCCAATGCTTGGAGATGGGAATTAAAATAGTATATTTGTCAAAGAGTTACCGATTTGCACCAATGAGTAACCAAACCTAAAAATATTCAATCGTTAATGCTGGAGGGAGTGCAAACCCAAAGGCGTTAGCGATTTTTTTTTATTATGTTAAAAAAGAGAGCGAAAAAGGATTTTGAGTATTGGGTTTGGAAACAAAATCAAGAATTAATTAAAAAGGATGTTAAGTATTATTTGGTATTGGTTGAGGGAAAGTTTGAGGAAAGAATACCATTTGATATGAGGTTTGGTTTTTATGTAAAATGGTTTTGTAGAGTAGGAATACCAATAGGAGTTGCACCAGAGTATAATGAGCATAACAATGAGTTTAATGGCTATATGCCAATAATAAGAGATGCTATTTTCTGGAAAGCAAATGAGGATGGATATTATAAAGACTTGCAGGAGGCAAGAGAGGTGTTAATTAGGGAGGCTATGATAATTTATAACAAAGAGTTATCGTGGAAAGAATTTAAAGAGCAAAGAGGATATGGGAGTAATAAATAAAGATAGGTTTGTTGGGTTTGATTTGCAGGATAAAAATGATATGTTGGTTTCAATTTTAGGAAACAGAGGGAAGTATTTAACACAAAAAGAATGTTGTTTAATTGAGGAAAAATTAAAGAAAGCAAAAGTTTTCTCAATAAAAAATGATGTTGAAAAATTAAACCGAGAGCAATAATGATTGGAAAAATATTAGGGCATACAGCATATTGGATGGTTAACAAAACCATAGCGAGAGTTACAAGTATTGAGGCGGCTTTATTATTGGCTGATTTAGCAGATAAGGAGTTGTATTTTAGTAATAGAGATGAGGTTGATGATGAGGGGTATTTTTTTAATACTGCTGATAATATCCAGAAAGATACCACGCTCACATATCATAGTCAAAAAAAGGCTTTAAAGTTATTGATGGAGGTTGGTTTTATTGAAACAAAGCTTAAAGGAGTTCCTGCAAAACTACATTTCAAAATCGTTGAAAACAAGATTTTAAAATTTTTAAATACTGGAATTGAAAAAAGTTCAAAACTTGAATTAGAAAATTTTAATACTAATAAGAATAAAACTAATAATAATAAACTGAATAAGAATAAAACTATTAAACCTCAACCAAAGGTTTCGGTTTCTCCAGAAAAGCCAAAAGAGAAGGAGGATTTGTTTGGTAAAGTTCCAAATAAAAACTCAAAAGTTTTATTTAAAAATTCCGCTTTTTTTGATTTGATTATCTTTAAGCAAAAATTAAAAGGATTGGATGATGCAGGAGTTGATTTGGAGTTTTACCATAGACAAGTCAATAATTGGAGCGAGAGCAAAACAGTAAAGAGGACAGCAAATGGATGGGTTGCAACTGCCAGAACATTTATGGAGAAAGACAAACAAGCAGGAAAGTTGCAGATGGTTAAAAGTCCAGAGGAACAAAAGGAGCTTGACCAAGATATGATTGATTATTTGAATATGTAAATTTTATAACGATGTTACCAATAGAAAGAAAGAGCAATGCTCTTGCATTAAGACAGGACAAATATTTGAATGATAAAATATTACTTCTCCAGAATGAGGATGTTTTGTTAAAGGTTGGAGAGAGAGATTTGATGATTGCAAATGCAGGAGTTGAGCAACCTATTAGAAAATATACCGATGAGGAGTTGATTAGTGTGGTGGCAAAGTCTGCTAAAATGATTTGCCGAGATATTGGTGTTAAGGATTGGAATAACCCAAGCATTATGAAATATGATGCAACCAGATTTTTCACTACTCTAAAAAATTACTACAAGGATTTAAGTTTAAAGGAGGTCAAGATGGCTTTTGAATTAGCAGCAGTTGGAGAGTTGGATGAGTGGTTGCCAAAAGATAAAAATGGCAATCCAGATAAAAACCACTACCAAGCATTTTCAATGGAGTATTATACCAAGATACTCAATGCGTATAAAGCGAAAAAAAATAAGGTTTGGCACAAAGTTAGAAAGGCATTGCCTCCTCCAGAGTACACAATTACAGCCGAGCAAAAAAAGAAAAACAAGGAGGCTTTTTTCAATGATATTTATGATGCTTTTGATAAGTATAAGAATGAGAAAATTGAGCCAAATTTTATATTAAGTATCTTTTATAAAGAGTTTGTTAGTAGAGGTTTGATTGATGGAGAGGAGAAAATGAGCAAAAAATCCATTGACAGAGCATATCGCAAGTTAATTGATAGTGATACTCCTCGAAAAGAAAAAAAGGCAGTTATACAAGATTATCACAAAAATAAGATTGCACCAGCTTTGATTAGTTCAGCAGAGAGGATTGAGTATAATGAGAGGATAAGAGTATATTTTGACAAAATAATTAGAGAGAATTTAGATATTAGAATAGTAATTAAAACCGAGAGTTAAAATGAATGCAAAAAATGTTTATCAAAAAGCCATTGAAAAATGGGGAGTTAATGCACAGGTTGATATGGTGCAAGAGGAGTGTTTGGAATTAGCACTTGCAATTAGAAAATATAGGAGAGAACCAAATGAGAAAAGGTTTGAGGAGTTTATTGATGAGGTTGCCGATGTTACAATTATGGTTAATCAAATGGAAAATGTTGAGGGATGGAAAGAGTTGATTGATGAGAGAATTGCTTTTAAATTAAATAGGTTAAATGACCGAATAACTAATAATCAATTTTAATATGGAGGCACAAACGATAATAGGAATTGACCCAGGAGCATCTGGAGGGATTGCAGTTTATAATCATAAAGGAGAAATAACCGCAGTAAAGATGCCAAAGAATGTTGAGGATTTAAGTGAGTATTTAACTTACATCAAAACCAACTTTAATAAACCAATCTGCTTCATCGAGAAAGTGCAGAGTTTTCATAGTGATACAGATGATGGAGGGAAAAGGTTTGGAATACAGAAAATGTTGGCAAACTATGAACAATTAAAAACTGTTTTAACCTTGTCAAAAATTCCATTTGTGCAAGTTTATCCTCAATCGTGGCAAGGAGGGTTAAATTTGAGAAAAAAGGGAGAGAGCAAGAAAGACCGTAAGAATAGATATAAAGCTGCTGCATTAAAATATTATCCAGAATTAAAGCCGACTTTGTGGAGTGCAGATGCTTTATGTATTGTGCAGTTTGGGAGATTAAAGTTTAACACGGATGTTGATTGGATAATTGAGAGATTACCTCCTGCTGCTCAAAAAGAAATATTTTGAGAGATATGGTTAAGTATTGGGATTTACCATTAGTATTGATTGAGGGCGTTTATTCTAAAAAAGCAGGAGTTGGAGTTAAGCATAAAATTGTTGATAGTTTTGATGAGTTGGATATGGATAGTAAAGTTTTTGAGCAAGCAATAATGCAACTCAACAAACACAAGTGGACTGGAGTACCAAACCAAGCAACGCCATATTGTAGTGAGTATTTAAAAACAAGACCAGCACACTCATTTTGTAAAGAAGTATTTGGAAAGAAAAAAAGAAATTACAAATCCTGTTGCAGAGCAGTTAACATTATTTTAGTATGGATGATTTCATTAAGTTAGTTGAGGAGATGAGAAAGTTGCAAAAGCAATATTTCAAGACCAGAGATAGAGATGTTTTGATTAGGTCAAAAGAGTCAGAGAGAAAGGTTGATACTTTTATTAAAGATTTAAGAGAGCCAAAATTTGGATTTTGATGATGTAAAAAGGAGAAAGGATTTGGCAGAGTTTAATATGTGCCGAATGAAAGAGTGCAAGTTTTATAATGGGATTTGCACACATGACTTTGATACGGTTGATAAGAGAACAGGAGAGAATATTTGCCCATTAAATGAGAACAGCGTTGAAAGATTAAATTTTAAAGGCTGAATTATATTAAAAATTATGTTTAAATTAGTGCCATTAAAAATCGAGAGCAAATGATTAAATTAGTAGTAAAGCACGTAAGCACAAAAGACCAAAAAACCCAAACCACAATAACATTTTCCACTAAAGAAAGTATTGGAAACATTGACAGAATTGCAATGGAAAACTCGCCAGGCATTTTAATCTTTGAGAAAGATTTTAAAAAGGAGGGAATTGAGAGAGCGATTAAGGATGTTGATTTGGGAGTTGAGTATGGCAAACACAGTCCAAGCAAAAAATTAAGAGGTAAACTTTATGAGTATTGGCATAACAATGTAACCGATGAGGATTGGGAGTATTGGTATGTTAAGAAAATGGATGGAGTTTTGGATTTTATGACTAAACAATTATCGTAATGAAAAGGAGAGATGTTTTATTATATGGTCAATCAAATAAGCAAGGGAGTTTTTTGATGGCAAATAAACAGGAGATGCAGGAATTTTTTAAGGCTTGGCCAGAGAAGTTTTTTACTCTAAAAATCGAAGTCCATAAAAATCAACCTTTGAGCATTCCGTTAATCGTTTATTACAAAAAGAAAGTTGTACCAGATATGCAAAGAGCGTTTTTTGATGCAGGAGATAGGTACACAGCAGAGGAGACTGATTTGGTTTTGAGGTCAGCAAGTCCAATTTGTAAAAAAGAGGATTATAATTTTGGGAGGAAAAAATGGGAGAGCGTAATTATTGAGTTGGAGGATATGGATAACCAACAATTAGTTTTCTTTATAGAGCAATTAAAAGATTTCGCAGCAGTTAATTTTGGGGTTTACATAGAAGACCCCGAACAGTTTAATCAATAAATAATTTTACAGATGGCAAAGAGAGATATGTACTCAAAAAGTTGGATTACTGAAAATGCAATACAGATAGTCCAGAGATACGAAAAAGGAATTTTGACAATTAGAGGATTACATTACCAATTGGTAGGAATTGGAATGACAAATACCGATAGGCATTATAAGAGAGTTGTTAATGCTATGATACAAGCGAGATGGGATGGGTTGATTGACTTTGATGTTTTCAGCGATAATGATAGAGAAATGATTGGCTCAACTCGTTATGAGGAAACAGATGTTGATGATAAGGTTGATACTGCAAAATATCAATTAAAAGCGTGGATGCGTAATTATAGCAAAAACAGATGGGAAAATCAACAGTATTATCCAGAGGTATTTATTGAAAAGAAAGCATTGCAAGGAGTGTTTGGGAAACCTTGCAAAAGATTAGATGTTACTTTGGGAGCGTGTAAAGGTTACCCAAGTTTAACTTTTTTAAATGAGGCAGCCGAAAGATTTAAGATGGCAGAGATGAGAGGTAAAACACCAATCATTTTATACTTTGGAGATTATGACCCAAGTGGAGAGGATATACCGAGGAGCATACAGGATAATCTGGAGAGGTTTGGAGTAGAGGTTGAGGTGCGTAGATTTGCATTGATGGAGGAGCAAGTTGTTGAATGGGGATTACCTCCTGCTCCTGCAAAGAAAACAGATAGCAGGACAGCAAATTGGAATGGACTTGGATGCAGTATTACCAGAGAAGTTGCAGGATATGTGTACGGATGCAATAAATAGCGTATTTGATGAGGATAAGTATGATGAGTTAAATGAGCAGGAGGATGAGGAGAGAGAGGTTTACCAAACTGAATTAAAAAGATACGTTAACGAGGAGTTGAATGGCTAAAAGAAAGGTATCTAAAAAAGAGAGTGTTTATAATATTCTCAAAGGTCAAACAATTACAATTGTTGCTCGAAAGAAAGGACAGGAGGAAAAGCAGAAAGATATGGAGTATACAAAAGCATTAGAGGCGAAAGCAAAATTTGAGGCATTGGGTTGGTCGGTAAGCCTCTACCAAGTTGGATTTTATCAACCATTTAATAATAATAAATAATAGTAAAATGAAAAACACGGAGTTATCGCAATTTACATTGCAAAAAGTAAAAACAAAAGGTCAAGGTCTGGAGGCTACTTTTGAAGTGCAGGAAACCACAGGAGTTGAAGTTTACCACGACCAGAAAACAGTTAAAAGTGATAAAACACCTCATCCAGATTTGACTGCAATTATTAAAGTTTTCAGAGGACACATGGGAGAGATTTTTTACTTCTCAACAATTAGAGAGTTGATTGATAGTAAAGTTTTTATGCCAAACCCATCACAAACAAAAATCCTTGCATCAAAATACAATGATTTAGAGAGCAAGATTAATGTTACAGGCGTTTCTGTATCTGGAAAAGAGGAAAACAAAGGAATGATTATTACTGCAAAGCTGAAAACAGAAACAGGACAGGAGGTTGCAATTAATTCTCAACGTATTAAATTCAATGGAACCAAGTACGGATTTGAGGAGGATTTGGAGAACTTGATTACAGATTTGGAGGCAGAGGTTTTTGAGTATGTAATTAATGGAAAACAGGCGCAGATTGAGATGGCATTTGATGATGAGCCAGATGGAAAGACCAAAGCAGCAGGAGTTGAGAAAGATGATGATGGGCAGTTGGATATGATGGAGGAGGCTTTGAAAGATGATGAGAAAGTTGAGGAGGAGGAAAGCCAAGAGGAGGAGTAATTGGAGTTACCAATAAAAATATCAACACGAGAGGAGTTTGAGTATGTAATGAGCCGAGATTACAACCCATTATTGGATTGGAAAAA